TAGCCTCGTATTGTTCGGGGCTGCTGTGCTTGTTGGGTGTAGCGTTCCGGTCAGAGAGATCGTAGATTGCGCAACACATTCTAGGGATTGTAATTGAGATGGCTGAAGAGAAGACCAAACGTCCGGTTGGTCGCCCTACTAGATATAAACCTGAGTTTTGTGAGCTTATTATTGAACTCGCAAAACAGGGATCAGGGTGGTCTGAATGGGCAATTGCTTGCGGCGTAGACCGTGCAACTCTTTATTATTGGGGCGAAGAGCACCCAGAATTTCTAACAGCTCTATCGTGCGCAAAGATACATGAGCAAGCTTGGTGGGAGCGTGAAGGTCGCTCTGGCATGCGCGCAGACAAGTTTAATGCGCTGGTTTGGAAGACGTCTATGCAGGCGCGTTTCCGCGAAGATTACACAGAGCGCAAAGAGACTGCAGTCACCGGCGCTGATGGCGGCGCTATTAAAATGGAGACGGCTCACAAGATCGACGCAGATCAGCTTGAGCCTGAGCAGCGCGACGTGTTGAAGTCTATATTTCTGTCGGCCATTAAGAATGCAGATAAATGAGTGAAGATGATCTTTCTCACCATCAAATGAGAGAAGTGGCGGAAACCGTTTCTGAAGTTTTAGAAATGTTATATGAGATGCAAAATTTAGAGGCTGCATTTCAAGTATTGGCGTCAACTACATCTTACATATTATGCAATGACCTTGCTTCAGCTGAAGATGCGCAGCGCGCCTTAAATAACTTTGGTGATATAGTCGCTGAAACAGTGCAGGTGGCATCGCATCACGGCTTGGCAATGTGGACTGAGGGGACGACACATTGACACAAACGGAAAAGCATCTCGAATCACTTATTGATGATCTCTATTTTTTAGAGAAGCGCATCAGGCTTGAGGAGCGCGAGCGTGCGGCGATGATTGTAAAAGAGTATGAAGTCTACACGCCATACATTGTAGAGAAGAGCAAAGTAGAACAACGCAAGAAGGATATCATTGAGGAGATTTTGGATGGCGTTGAAGACAATCATAGAGGCACACAAAGATGCATTAACCGCCGCGAAGTCTGAGACTGACGTAGAAAAAGCTGTCATGTCCTATCTTAAAAATATGCTGGAAGACGGTTATATATTGATACCAAAGGACAGCGACGTATCATTCAATGATCTCAAAGCCAGTAATAGTTGAGGCGTTTGGAAAGCGCGTAGATGCGCGCCAAGGCTACATCGACATAACAAGAGCCGAGTGCGAAGAAAGCTTCGCTGAGTTCGTTCGGCAAGCGTGGGAAACCATAGAACCCGGATCTGAATATATCCACAACTGGCACATAGATCTTATTGCCGAATCACTCTTAACAATTACGCACGAAGGCGAGCTGGACGACGGGTCGTTCTATAACAGGCTTATGATAGCGGTCCCACCCGGATCTATGAAGTCGCTCCTTGTAAACGTCTTCTGGCCGGCGTTTGAATGGGGGCCGTGCTACAAGCCTCACCTGCGCTATATATGTGTTTCACATAGTCAAGAACTCGCCATCCGCGACGGCATCAAGATGCGCCGCCTTATTGAGAGTGAGTGGTTCCGCGACCGCTGGCCGCATGTTGTCTTACAAAAAGATCAGAACCAAAAGCAGAAGTTTGAAAACACTGCGATGGGATTTCGTCAGTGTTGCGCCATCAACTCAATAACCGGCGCACGCGCAGATCGAATCATCTGCGACGACATCTTGTCTGTCTCTGACGCCGCCTCGCAGCAGATCAAAGACACAACTAACCAGCAGTTCTTCGAGGCAATCCCAACGCGACTTGTTAATCCTAAGCGCTCGGCAATCATCATTATCCAGCAACGCCTTGCGGAAGACGACATCATTGGATCTGTCCTCGACCGCGGCCTGCCTTACGATTACATCTCTCTGCCAATGCGCTTCGACCCGTCAAGGGCTCAGCCGACAATGCTCGGTCTTGAAGACAAAAGGACAGAAGAGGGAGAGCTCCTATTCCCGGCGCGCTTTCCTGAAGACGTCGTCGAGCGAGACGAGATCATTATGGGGCCGTGGGCTGCCGCCGCTCAGTTCCAGCAGATGCCATCACCACGCGGCGGCGGCGTGATTCGACGCGAGTGGATACCAGAATGGGCAAGGCCAACGTATCCTCAGTTTGATTACGTTATTGCCGCGATAGACACAGCCTACACAACCAAAACATCAAACGATCCTAGTGCGATGACGGTCTGGGGTGTTTGGTCTGGCGGCGAAGGTATGGCGCAGGCCAACCGCGTGCCGGCATATGATGGCTCAATAACCTCGCTAGACAGGCAATATCGCGAAGAGCGGCCAAAGGTGATGCTCATGTATGCTTGGGCGGAGCGCCTCGAGCTGCACGAGCTCGTCGAGAAGGTGCAGGAGACGATGGACAATTACGGCGTATTAAAACTGCTCGTCGAGAATAAGGCGTCAGGCTATAGCGTTGCGCAGGAACTACGCCGCATGTATGGGCATGAGGAGTTCGCAGTCCAGCTTATTGACCCAAAGGGCGTAGACAAGCTGTCACGCCTCTACAGCGTTCAGCACCTATTCGCTGAGGGAATTATCCATATGCCCAACACAACTTGGGCCGATATGGTGATTAACCAACTATCTGTCTTCCCAAAGGGAAAGCACGACGACCTTGTTGATACTACGTCAATGGCGTTAAAACACCTACGAGATATCGGTCTACTGGTTCGCGGCGCGGAGTATACAGCTCAACTAGACCAGAGTAGATTGCATGTCAGCTCAAATGACGAGCCGCTTTATCCCATATAATTGAGGACAAGAATAATGATACCTGCAAGCGCAGTCGTGGATATAATTGAAAGACCTCCAGCCCACGGCCAAGGCCTCGGAAAGTTTAAAGTAACCGTTTGGGGCAAAGAGCCCAACGACTACGTGCGCACCTACCATATACAGGCCAAAGATGATAATATGGCGGCTCGAGAGGGCTTAGACCGTTTCGTTGAAGAGATTTCGCGTCTTCTTATTGACGCCAAAGGACATTGATCATGCCAATGACGCCGGGGCTTAATCCTAATATTCGTCAAGAACAGGGAGAGCCGCTAGGCCTCGGTGGCGCACAGGATGTTATGGTCGAGATAGACGAGGGTCAAGATAAGCCTGAGACAGATGACAAGGGCAATATCCTACGCATCGAACACGACGATGGATCAATAAGCGTATCACTTGATGGCCGCCCAGTTGACGGCCCTAGTGATGCTGAGAGGGCACAAGAGTGGTTTGCCAATCTGGTCGACGACATCGATCAGGGCGAGCTCCAGCGCATTTCGTATGAGCTTCTTCGCGGCGTTCAAGATGACTTGGATAGCCGTGGTGACTGGATTGAGGATAGGGCTCAGGGCATTAAACTGCTCGGCCTTAAGATCGAAATTCCGGGCCTTCAGGGCGCATCCGACGGAGCGCCTGTGGAGGGCATGAGCAAAGTGCGCCACCCGCTCCTACTTGAGGCAGTTCTACGGTTTCAGGCTAATGCCCGTTCCGAGATGCTTCCAACTGATGGGCCGGTGAAGGTTCGGAGCGAATCAGTTGCAGATACGCTGCAGGAAGACGAGTTGGCTCATGCGCTTGAAAAAGACCTCAACCACTACCTCACCGCCATCGCAAGAGAATACTATCCCGACACAGACCGAATGCTATTCATGCTTGGTTTTGGAGGGACCGCTTTCAAGAAAGTCTATTTCTGCCCTCTTCGCGGAAGGCCGGTTAGTGAAAGTGTCGACGCTGACGATCTTATCGTTAACAACGCCGCCACAGATCTAAGCACAGCAAAGCGTATTACGCACCGCGTAATGATGAGGCCTTCAACTGTTAAGCGGTTGCAGATCCTTGGTGTCTATCGCGATGTAAATCTTTCAACGCCGTCTCCAGAAAATTACGATGCCGTGCAACGTGAGAAGATGGAGCAACAAGGAATCAGTCTTGATGCACGCAACCCAGAAGATCGTGACAGAGAGATATATGAAATCTATTGCGAGTTAGATATTTTTGGATTTGAGCACAAATATAAAGGCAAAGAAACAGGTTTAGAAATTCCATATCGTGTTACAATTGATAAGAGCTCAAAAGAGATTCTTTCTATTGTAAGAAACTACGATGAACCGACTGGCGAAGAAGGCGACGAATTACCTGAAGCGCGAAACAACTTTGTTAAATATACGTTCGTCCCCGGTATGGGCTTTTACGATATTGGTCTACTGCACATCCTTGGCAACACTACTAATGCGGTGACTGCTGCTTGGCGAGAAATGTTGGACGCAGGTATGTATGCCAACTTCCCCGGCTTCCTGATGGCCGACACGGGCGCTCGCCAAAATACAAACATCTTCAGGGTTCCTCCGGGCGGCGGGGCGTTAGTGAAGACAGGCGGGTTGCCGATCAATCAAGCGATTATGCCGCTGCCATACAAGGAGCCGGGTATGGCTCTGATGAACCTCGTCTCGAATATGGTCGAGGCTGGACAGCGCGTCGGCACGACAAGCGAACTGCAAGTAGGCGAGGGACGGGACAACGCACCCGTTGGCACTACATTGGCTTTGATCGACCAAGCTACGAAGATTTTGAATGCTGTTCATAAACGCTTGCATGTATCTCAAGCACAAGAGTTCGAGCTTCTTGTNCGTTGTTTCCGAGAACATCCAACGTCTTTCTGGGGTAAGAACAAGAAGCCTACTCATCAGTGGGATGAGGCGACCTTCATTGCGGCATTAGATGATTGCGATTTAGTCCCACAGGCAGATCCAAACACAGCATCTCAGACGCAGCGCCTGATGAAGATAATGGCGTTAAAGCAGCTGCAGGCTGCAAACCCAACAATGTATGATCCAAAGGCCATTGATCTTGCGGCGATGAAGGCNATGGGTTGGAGCAACCCAGAACAATTTATGGCACCTCCTCCACCTCCGGGCCAGATGCCGCCAGAGATGCAGCAGGCGATGGAAGAGCTGAAGATCTTGAAGCAAGAGGCAGACGCTAAGTCTGCTGTTGCGCAGGCTTCTGTTCAAGAATCGCAGATCGACGGTCAGGCGCGCATGATGGATGCGCAGACAAAGCAGATGCTGGCGCAAATTAAGATGATGGAAGTTCAAGCCAAGGCTGGCTCAGAAGGCCAGCAGGGCGAAGAGGCGTGGCACGATCTAGATGCACATGCAAAGCTTATGGATGCACATACACGCCGTCACCTTGCGCAGCTTAAAACTGCAGAGGTAGGCATGAACATGCATAAGGCCGGCCTTGAATCAGATCACCGCGAGGCAGACCGTATACTTGATTCGCATCATCGTTCAGCAGATCGTGTAAGCAGAGATAATGCGGCAAGGGCTGCAGAGATTGCTCGTAATATTAATAAACCTCAAAGCGAGAATGAATAATGTCACGCATTATTGAGCGCGCACTTGATCTTATAAATGATCACTTAAAAGATCAGACCTCTACCTTTGCAGATCCTATTAAGATCAAGCCATTTGCGCGGGGTGGGTATGCAGAGGGCGGAGACCCTGTAGATCCTGTAAGCCAAGCGCTTACAGTTGCTAAAGGCATTCCTGAGATATCACCTACTATACCAGCACCTACGACTCGTAAGCCGTCTGTAAGCTCATTTGAGGGCCGTGTTAATTCTCCTAAATTAGCAAAAACATTTGCAGGGGAAAATATTCCTAGTGTTGTTGTATCACCTAAACCCGGAAAGGGTAGTGGGCCTAGAATAACTTCTGAAGACAACGTTCCCTATGAGCAACCTGAATATGAAGGTTACGGAGTTCACGGCGAAAGGCCGACATCTGATATAGAATTTTCTCATGCCACCCCCGCGATTGCTGGGACCGCACTACCACCTCCTGTTCAACATCCTCTTCAAAACGAGCCTAGGCTTGAAAAAATTAACGATCACGCTCAAAGATTGTTGAAGAGTAAGGGATTTAAGGATCTTGTTAGAGATCATGTTGGGCTAGATCCAACCGGCTTGAAAATAACTCCAATACTAGGAACATATAACCAGCAAGCAGAGCCTTCTTTTGTAATTGAACATCCTGAAATGCAGCCGGATCATGCCAATAAATTGGCGAATATGCTTGGCTTCGGCTTTCAGCAGGATGAAACAGTTCACATTCGTCATAACCCGGATATTACAGACGAACAGCATATACCTGCCGTTTTGATTGGTCATAACAATAATAAAAAATTAACAAAAGGCCATATTGACAGTCTTAAAGAAGCTGCATCCCAAGAAAAATTAGATTTTTCTTTAACAAAAGACGGAAAAGCTGCAAAATTCCTTCACTTTGGCGGTGATAATAGTTATAATGACTTTGCCGATAAGATTGACCGCATATCGAAATCTACTGGTTTAAATGATATCTATCAAGCGCGGTCACAAGGAGATCTGATCAATGCCAAAAACTACCTCAGTGGCATATTCGGAAAAAGTGGCCAAGGAACGGGGCTGGAAGATAGCTCCAAAAGATCACCCGATTTATTCGGAAGGATCGTCGATCATGTTCTTGCACCAACGCCTCAAAGAAGCATTCGGACTAACCGACGACGAGACCGACAAGGTTAGGTCATCTCTTTACCCAACGAAAAAGTCTGGGGATCGAACAACGGTCCCCCTTATGACTGGGGAAGAACAATTAGATATTAGGCCTACTGGGGATCGTGGTAAGGCCAGAGTTAATGATGCCCTTTATGCATTGCAAAATCGTGCTTCAGAAAAGGGGATGATAGATCCTGATGATCACAGCGATCAAGCAAAAAAAATAATTGCCAGCGACATCGCTGATGAAGTTAAGTATCACGTCGATAATTCAGATAAGTCAGCCATAGGTTGGTATGATGCTGCTTTGAAAAAAGCAAAAGGTTTATATCATCAAATCTTTCCTGAATTAAAAACAGATAAAGATAAAGAAATGCCTTTCGACGCCATACTTGGCATAACGTCGCAAGGCAATGACGTGCATTCTAATTCAATATTTGCTGCGCGTATGTATGATAAGATTCGCAATGAAGGAAAATCTATTCCTGAAGCGGTAAAGGATTTAAGCGGCGGCTTTGGCGCAAAAATCGTCGAAAGCTTTGCACCATCCTGGCCGCTTTCGATTATCGACACTTTTTCCTGGCGCAAACCTGCAAGATTGGCGAGCTGGGTTTGTGTAAGCCCGAGCTGCCTGCGCGTGCGTTGAATAACATTCCCCAATTGCTTGGATGAACGGGCGATATGCGACATGGATGATCTCCTGTCGTTATTTATGTCAAAAGTCGCATAAAAATTCAATATGCTATTTTCATCATAAAAATTGATAGTCTCTGATCTGAACTGAGCTTAATTATTAGGTCATTTTCTATTGTAGGAAATAAAATAAATTGAATTTTTGCTTTTTTTATGCATTTATCGATTTTATTATTATTTAATAGAGTAAATAAAATGCTTGTAGAGTTCCGCATCAAAAACTTTCGAAGCTTGCGTGAGGAACAGGTTCTTAGCTTGGTGGCTTCCAAAGACAAGACTCTGCAAGACACCCACACGCTGAGCTCCGGCATCAAAGCCACCCCCAGATTGCTGTGCAGCGCAGCGATTTATGGCGCCAATGCGAGTGGCAAATCAAACCTCATAAAAGCGCTCCAATGTATGCGCAGCCTTGTAGTTGAATCTGCAACCGTGATCCAACCCGGACAGATCTTCACTGTACAACCGTTCCGGCTTGATGGGCATTCTGCCGATCAACCCATAGAATTTGAAGTCACATTTATCCTGAACGATATACGCTACCAATATGGCTTTGCGATGAATTCACAACGCATCATTCGCGAACATCTACTAGTCTACAAGGCATTCAAGCCACAACGTTGGTTCGAGCGATATTTCGACAAGGACACGGATAAAGATATCTATGATTTTGGTCCTGGTTTTAAAGGCACAAAAAATTTATGGGAGCAGGCCACCAGACCGAACGCCCTATTTTTGTCTATGGCTGCGCAACTCAATAGTGAAGCTTTGAGGCCAATATTTGACTGGTTTGCCAACAAGCTGATCATTTTTAATGAACAATCTCAACTTAATCCGCTTATGTCGATCCAAATGTTAAAACAGGAACACGGTCGAAAACAAATCTGTGATTTTCTCTCTGCAGCAGACATCAGTATCGCAGACATCGAGGTGATCACTCAAAAAGTGCCAGCAGACTCTGTCCATTTTGACCTTGTTGCAGGAAAATCTGAGGTTCGTCGCGAAGAAGTTGAAGAAACTAGATTGCGCTTTTCTCATGTAACCAAACAGGGTCGTGCAAAATTTGAATTGATGGACGAATCCAGCGGTACACGAAATTTGTTATTTCTTGCCGGGCCTATGTTGGACATCTTAAATAAGGGTTTGACACTCATCATTGACGAGTTGGACACCAGTCTGCACACTCTTCTGGTTCGAGAGCTGGTCAACCTCTTTCATCTACCTGACGTTAACATTGGTGGGGCCCAGCTGATCTTCTCTACCCACGACACCTCTCTGCTCGATCCGCCAGATCTGTTCAGGCGTGATCAAGTCTGGTTGGTTGAGAAAAACAAAGAACAAGCATCTACGCTCATGGCACTATGTGATTTTAGCCCACGCAAGAACGAGGCTTTGGAGCGAGGTTACTTGCAAGGACGTTATGGTGGCGTGCCAATCCTGAGAGACAATCTAGGACTGACAAACTAATGGCGCGCAGACAAAAGCTATTGAAGGCAACTTGATGAAGCTTCATCATTTGCTTGATCAAAATGGCTATGAACGCATGCGGGATCTTTTTAATCAAAAGAAAAGTGTTAGCGAATGGAACGAGATTCTTCGCGAAGATCCAACCTTAAAGGTTCCCGGTCAGGAACAGCTAAAGATGAAGGGAGCTGGAGATCAAAAGATTACAGGTTGGATGGTGTTTGGACCAAAAATTGGTTCGTTTATTAACAATCTTCACGGCGATTATTCAACACTGACGGCAGATCTTTGGTTTAGCCGGACGTGGAATAGATTGCTTGGACATAATTTTATACATTCACCAATTGCCGAGCAAAAACAATATCAGGATTTTAAAGATGCCGTAAAAGCAGAATTTCTTCATCATAATGGATTACCGCATGAGCAATATGCCGGTAAGACGACTAACGGCCAATACAATAGAGACGATTCAGGAAATGTTAAACCGTGGACTTTTGGCAATGACATGCGTGATATGTCGCATGATGATTTTGATAAATTGATCAATAATCCTGAAAGCATGCAGGAACTGGCCAGCAATTTATATAAAGCCTACAAGGATGGTGGATTCAAAGATAAATCAGATATTCGTCGACGCGCAAAGAACTGGATGGAAAATCGCGATTTACCTGTTGCCGCTCCACGCGGTAACAATGAACGTAATTTCCAACAAAATACAGTAGAAGAAGCACAGAAAGTTCTTAAGAAAAAATACGGTTTGAATATTAGTGTTGCAGATATTCAAGCAGCTCTTTGGTTTCATGAGAAAGAATTATTTAGCAAGCTTGGCGTCGCTCCAGAGCGTGCGCAGCCGGCAGATTATGAAGACGCCGCTAGAAACGCGATGGAAACAATTAAAAAAGGCGAGCTATATCGCGTAAAGTCAAGAGAGAAAAAACCTGCAAAAGCCACCGGCGGCGCAATTGGCCTTCAGCCAATGTTCATTGAAGATCCAGAGCAAGCAGGTCGCAGACTTATTGAATGGGCATTTGCAACAGCGCCGC